TCTCTGTTCAACTCACCAATGGCGATACCGTCGGCGTCCATGAAACGTTCGACATCTCTGAACTGGTCGATGAAGCCAAACAACGTGACGCCGAACGCACACGCGAAAGCATCGCGCAATACCGACTCGACATTTGCGAGACGTTACCCGAAGGCGCTACCGAGCTGCCAGTTCTGCTATCTAACCTCCAAGTGATCTGGGGTAAATCGTCAGATACGCGACGCCGATACATTACGGACGCGTTGATTCTCGACGAATCGGTGCGCGTTTTAGGCGCCGACGGCATCGAATATGGCATCACTTTAATCAGTCGATTGACCAAGAATGACAAGTTTAATGTCGTCAAGGAACGCCTATGATTTCGTTTTGCACCGTTTTGCAAACCCGTTTTGTACAAAACGAGATTCCATGCAAAACCAGATCTCGTTTCTCGTTTTGCATGGTTTTGCAAAAGGGGCTTTGCAAAACGGGAAAGTCACTGGTGGCGCGGCTTTGGTCGTTTTGCAGTTCGTTTTGCATGGTTTTGCAAAGGGTTTCATTTTGCAAAACGAGGAAACCCTTGATGTGTATGGGTTTCCCGTTTTGCATCTGTTGCACCCCTAAGGGGGGTTCCCTGTTTGCAACACCACCCCCCAGGGGATCTAGTTCGGCATTAAATCTGCCGAATACTAGAGCGTCACAATTGGAAAGATCAAAACTAAAACCGACGATCAATCAGAGGACGAGCTGATGAAAAAAGGCAACGTTAGGAAGTTTATTTGGAAAGCGATTTGGTTGTGCAGTTTAGGCACACTGCAAATAACCGTCATATATAAAGATGGGGTGGTGATTAAACTTGATCCGATTTGGTGTGAGGTTGATGAACCTGATGTTGGTTCATCTGAACTAGATGTTGGTCCTAACGGCTTAAAGGATAAGGTGAAGCTTGGATGCTCGCCTTCAACTGATGTTGAATACTGGGATGCTCGCTAATGGTTCAATCTAAGGTGTTGAGCGATTCCACGGTGTTGATGATGGATTCGTGGTCCCGTTGGGCGAGAGGGTTGGATGCGTATGCAGCGCTTTGGTATCCGTCTGCCTCGCCAGAAAGCCGTTTAGCTGTCGATAACAATGTTTGGGAAGCTGGTGCGGTTAACACTATGAGTACGCCCATTATATCTGCGGACGCTGAACGTGTTGAAGCTGCTGTTCAGGTTGTTCGGGGTCAGGACATGCAGCTGGCGCAGTGTTTGAAGTACCGATGGGTCTATGAGTTCTCAGGAAGGCGTCTAGCGAAGGAGTTGGGCACAAACCGTACCGATGTATGGCCTTTAGTAGAACGCTCCGAGATGGCCTTACAGGGCGTTCTGTGGGGTGGGGTGGATTAGGGGTGAAAAGGGGACCGTAGTCCCCTTGATTGTTTTACGATGGCTTTTTGGCCTCGGCTTCCCGTTTTAAAACGAGTTCTTCGGCGTGGTCCTTGAGTGCTTGCGTGTCCTCTGGATAGATCCAGGAGCGCACTTGCTTTAAGCCTTTGGCCTTGAGCCGGTCAGCATATGCAGCTTGGCGCTTGGCGCCAGTGTAGTCGTAGTTGTTTTTAGTTGTCACCATCATCCTCCCACCACGGCATCCCTAATACCTCTACTTCAGTACGCTCTAACTCCAGCCCCCACACTGTTGCAGCGGCTTGCAGTTTATCCTCTATCGAATCCCCTTGAATGTTGTGAGCCTCTTCACCATTGTAGGCTGCTACCCAAGTATCATCATCCAAAGCAAATAGTTCTAGTTTGTTCATGCTTCATCCTCCCGTTTATTCCATGCCTTTAGCGCTTTTTGTTCTGTTTGAAAGCACTCACCACTGGCAAAGCAACTATTACAAACAACACAAACGCCTCCACTCTCGTCAATCCCAAAATCAGACCAACCGCCGCAGAATGGGCAAGGCTTCAAGTTTTCTTCGTGGTTCTTGTTTGTTGGTTTGTTCATGCTCGTATACTCCCCGTGTACTCCAAGCAAGTATATGGCATGGCTTCCCGCTTCGTTTGTGAACAGCACATGCCCACCTTCTAGCATGATTCGGTGAACGCCCTCGGTATAGACTCCGTCCGTGTCCTCCGCTTGGATCTCCATGTCCATCGTTTCATGGGCAACTATGGCGCTCATCTTAATGGTAGCGAATCCAGTGGGGTAATAGTACGAACCACCACGCTCTAGCCCGAAAACAGGTACGCACACTTCTAGCAGTCTTGCCCTTGCGCTATTTGCCATGTGCCGCTTGATTCGCTCTTCTCTTGTCTCTTCTGTTTGCTTATCCATAATCATCTACTCCCTTAGCTGTTCAGCCATTCATCATATGTTTTTAGGGGCTGACCTGTAAACGTATCGTTTCCTTCACTGTCGCCAGCGCAAGCCAGATAGATCTGGTACTCACTATCATTGGTTCCACGCGCTTGGGTCTGCCAGTCGTCGCTATATGTTAATTCCATGGTTATTACTCCTACGGGGCCGAAGCCCCTCTATTGGTGGGTTTACTTCTTAATGCTTTTCGATTCGTTCTTTAAACTCTTGGTCCGCCTCATCGCGGTCTGTCGAGTAGTGGCCCCAGTAGAAGCCGTGCTGATCGAAGCGCCATGACACGAAAGGGTGTACACCATGGCCGCGTTTGCATAGCGCAACGCCGTTATAGAACGCCAGTAACTCGACGCCTTGCTCGGTGGCTAACTCTTGGATATTCATAGCTGGTCCTCCAGTGTTAACAGTTCCCGCTCGCCTTCAGATATTCTTAGAAGAATGTCGGCGGTATTTACTTGGTTGTCCGCTGCAAACTTATCGCTTGAAACATAATCCTTGACGGTGTTTACGTTGATGTTTAATTGCTCAATCATCGCGGCTTGCAACTTTACTTTTTCATGTAGTTTCACGGCCAGTCCTCCTTTAAGGCATAATAGTTGCGAATGCGATTGGGTCTTTGCTGTCCCAAAAGTCATCTTCTGAAGTGTATGCGGTGACAACCTCGTCACTCGCTATTAGTACATAGTCCCAACTATCTGAACTGATAATAGTTACCATGCAGCCGCCGCCGGTGTTGACTTCCTGCGCTGAAATATTCATAAGTTCTCCTATAGGGCCGAAGCCCTTAGATATAATCAATTAATGCTTTAAGGCACACCGCAGCGAGCCAGATAACGAAAATCCATGCGCCGAGGTGGCCTTGTTTTAATGCTCTGAAAATGGTCATTTCTGGGCCTCTAGCAGTTTAGGAAGTAGTGGCCGTCAAACTCGGTGTAATCCATCATCAGATCGCGAGTAAATGCTTCGTAGTCGATGTAGTACCGCATAAACTCCGGCACTTCGTGTAAGTACACGTCGTCGAAGTAGTTCTCCGCAAGTTCTCGATCACTCGACCACTGGCCTCGATACCGGTCCTCGACTTCGTCCAGATTGATACCGGCGCCAGCAGCAGCAACAAAAACATCTTGAGGCAAGTGGCTATTGTCTAGCGCTTCCTTAAATTCCCAGAACTCATCATTTAAGTCATATTCGTGGACCATGTGGTGCGGGATGTCTTCAAAGTCGGCAACGTTCCACTCTTCGCGGATCTCGCCATCCGCTCGGCGTTTGGTGATGCTCTCTAGCCAGTCGGCCACGGCCTCGAAATACTCGGCGCGGTCCATGTTGTCCAGCTCGAACGTTTTCCAGATCAAGCGGCCCGCGTTGTAGTCTGAAAGGCTGTTTAGTGTGATATACATAATAAAATACTCCTTTGGTGGTTGTCGGCCTCGTCCGCCGATACCCCTATAATACCGTTATGCCTAACGGTATACAAGCAATTAAACGTATAAAACTCAATTACTGCCATTTTGGCAGTGCAATCAACGCTTTAGCATGATGTAATCGGCTCAAATACCAAATTAACCACTTAACCCGCTTCGGCGGGTTTTGTCGTTTTAGGAGGGCCGCTTTTAACAGCCGCCGCTAAACAGATGGGAATATTAAAGAATCAGCAATGGGAGAAAGCCGCACAAGTTTTCGTCGAGACTGGGAATAAAACAGAAGCTTTTCGCCAGGCCGGTTACAGCACAAACTCATCCGAAATGGTTATTACCAGCAACGTGCAAAGGCTGTTCAGGCGGGAACCTGTATTGAATAGGGTGGCAGAATTACAAGCGGAGGCCGCAAAGCGCCACGCTGTAACCATTGAGAGCCTAACCGCAGACCTCAGAGAGGACCGCCAGCTGGCCTATACCGTTAAGAACCCATCGGCAGCAGTTGCCGCCGTTATGGGCATGGCTAAGTTGCATGGATTTGATAAGCAAATAATATCAGCGGACCCCACCAACCCGCCCAGCTTGATAAACATTGCAATAGTTGACGGCTCGAAGGCACGGCTAACAAATGGCTAAACCTTTAAAAAACAATAGCTTAGAGTTAAAACTAGCCAAACCCTTTGAGCCTTTATTAAACCCCTGCCGGTATAAAATTGTTTATGGTGGCCGAGGTTCAGGTAAAAGCTACTCGATGGCGATGCTATTGGTATTAGCTGCATACGCCCAGCCGCTGCGCATTCTTTGCGCTCGTGAGATACAAAAGAGTATTACCGACTCAGTGCACCAGCTTTTAGTCGATACCATCGACCGGTTGGGCTTGTTGGCCCATTTTGAAATACAAAAGACGCAGATACTAGGCAAAAATGGTAGTCGCTTTCTGTTTGAAGGGCTTCGCTCGAACATAACAAAAGTTAAATCAATGGAGGGTATTGACCGCGTCTGGGTAGAAGAAGCGGAGAGCGTCACCAATGCGAGTTGGGACACGCTGATACCGACGATCCGCAAGGATGGTTCAGAGATTTGGGTCAGTTTCAATGCATTAGATGAGATGGACGCGACTTACCAGCGCTTTGTCGTTGAGCCGCCGCCGGAAGCGGTAGTAATTAAGGTCAACTACGATGAGAATCCGTGGTTTCCAGAGACGTTAGAAGCTGAACGGCTGCACATGAAGGCCAAGAACGCCGCATTATACGCCCATATTTGGGAAGGTGACTGCTACGCCAACAAAGATGGGGCATATTACGTTAACCACATCATTGATAAGCAGATAACTAGCGTCCCAGTCGACCGAGCTATGCCGGTCTGTACCGCTTGGGATCTGGGCATAGCAGACGCTACGGCCATATGGTTGTTTCAAGTGCAGGGCAAGTCCATACGCTTCGTGTCCTACTACGAGGCCAGCGGCGAAGGTATACAGCACTATTTAGACGCCTTGGCAGCATACAAAGAAGAGCATGGCATCCAATGGGGGCATCACATTGCACCCCATGACATACGCGTTAGGGAGTGGAGTACAGGCCAGAGCCGTCAAGAGATGGCCGCAAACCTGGGCATTAACTTCGACATAGCGCCAAGCTTACCCATAATCGACGGTATTGAGTCAGTGCGAAGGCTATTAGGGTCTGCATGGTTCGATGAAGAGAATTGCAAAGCAGGTATAAGGTCGCTGCGTAACTACCGCAAAGAGTGGGACGACAAGCGCCAAGCATACAAGACCAAGCCGCTGCACGACTGGACCAGTCATTGTGCTGACGCGATGAGGTATTGCGCTGTATCGGCTGATACGTGGGAATCACAACCCGTCGCATCATTACAAACATCACGAATAAGGCTGGCAAGTTACGTTGCCGGTGATTCTTCAATAGGCTATTAGATGACCGAATTAAACGAGTTTGACGACTACTACCAAGAGCAGGACGCCACCGCGCAAGCTGAACAAGCTGAGCGCGAGATGGGCGAACGCTTAAAGGTATTCGGTGTTCGTCTTCAGGCGAAGGCTGAGGACCAAGTAAAGCGACGTTCAAGCATCGACGAGCGTTGGTTGGATGACCTACGCCAGTTCAACGGTCAGTACGACAAGGTCACAGCAGCCAAACTGGCAGCCAGTGGGGGCAGTAAACTGTATGTAAACATCACCCGTAACAAGGTGAATGCAGCCGAAGCCCGATTGATCGACATCTTATTCCCAACAGACGACCGCAACTGGGGCGTACAGCCCACACCAGTTCCCTATTTGGCCAAGCTATCCAAAGACCAAGACCCTGTGAGCCATGAGGATGGCCAGCCATTCGTAACAGACAAGGGCGTCCAAGTACAGAACCGAGACATTGCCCAAGGCGTATTAGAAGAAGCCAGAGAGCGATCAACTGCAATGCAGGATGAGATCGACGACCAGCTAACCGAAACCAACTACAACGCAGTGAACCGAGACATGGTCCACGATGCGTGTCTATACGGCACCGGCATATTGAAAGGACCAGTCATCCTTGGCAAGACACGACAGAAGTGGTCAGAAGTAGTCGACGATCAAGGTCAAGTGGCGCAAGTCATTGAAGTTGTTGAAGATTTAAAGCCTGGTGCTGAGCGTGTAGACCCTTGGGACTTCTTCCCAGACATGCAAGCTCGCAAGGTTGATGATGCAGAGTTCATCTTCCAGCGTCATTACATGAGCAAGAAAGCATTAAGGGAGTTGGCCGAGAAGCCAGGATTCATACGCACCCAGATTGCAGAAGTATTAAAGCAAGATGCGGATAACACCAACACGGCGAGTCATCTGCAAGAGATGCAGGCGATGTCAGGTATAAGCTCACTGGACAATAATCGTTTTGAGGTGTGGGAATATCACGGACCGGTAAACAAAGAAGACTTGATTGCTTGCGGTTGTGACGTAGACGAAGAAGACGTATTTGCAGAGTTCAGCGGTGTGGTCTGGTTCAGCGAAGGCCGAGTGCTTAAAGCAGTTATCAACCCAGCAGACACGGGCGAGATGCCGTACAGCGTGTTTAATTGGGAGGGTGATGACACCACGTTATTCGGTGTAGGCATTCCGTATCTAATGCGTTCAAGCCAGAAGGTATTGAACGCCACATGGCGGATGCTCATGGACAACGCAGGTCTATCCGTAGGCCCACAGACCGTAATTAATAGTCACATCATACGCCCAGCAGACGGCGACTGGCGACTCACACCGCATAAGGTGTGGGAGCTAACAGACAAGAATGGCAACGTAAACTCTGCATTCGGATCGTTCGAGATTAATAGCCACATGAGCGAGCTAATCTCGTTGTTCCAATACGCGCGACAGATTGCCGATGAAGAGACAGCGTTGCCTCAGATCGCTCAAGGCGAACAGGGATCAGCAACCGACACAGCCAGTGGCATGTCGATGCTAATGAACAGTGCGAACACCATGCTGCGACGCGTGGTGAAGAACTACGATGACGACATTACCCGCCCATTCATCAAGCGTATGTACGATTGGAACATGCAGTTCAACCCGAAAGAAGAAGTGAAGGGCGATTTCAGCGTTGATGCTCGTGGCACTAGCAGTCTCTTGGTCAAAGAGCAGCAAGCTGCGAACTTAATGAATCTGATGAACATTGCCGCATCTCCGCTACTTGAACCTTTAACAAACACCGCAGAGCTATACCGCAAAGTGGTGTCATCCATGCAGATCGAAGCCGATGAAATCGTGAAAACGAGCGAAGAAATCGAATTAGAGCAGCAAAAGATTGAGCAGCAAATGCAGGCACAGCAAGAAGCGATGATGCAGCAGGCTCAACAGCAGCAACAAGCCCCAGCAGGCGATCCATTAGCCCAGCAGAAGCTAGAACTTGAAGCCCAGAAGGCACAGATGGACATGCAGCTTAAAGGCGCTCAGATCCAAGCACAGGCCCAGAAGCTACAAGTTGAACAGCAGAAGATGGCGTCTGATCGAGAGCTTGAGTTAGCCAAGATGGCCGCAGAGAAGGGCATTAAGGTCAGCGAGATGCGCACTAAGCTGGGTATTGAGCAGATGAAGGTACAGAGCAAAGACATTCTGTTCGAGAAGGAACAGGCGTTAAAGCTGCGCACCGGTAGCGGCATCTAACATGGCGATTGATCTGAAGTCATCGACATGGATAGCCATTAGCGAGTGGGTGGATGGAGAGATCAAGGTTCGGCATGAACTGCTAGAGATGGCGCGGTTGAGCCATGAAGATACGCAGTTCCTCCGAGGCGAGATAAGCAGTTTAAGAGCGTTACTGGCCATGCCAACGGTTTCCCCGTTGCACATCGCTAGTGACAACTACGAGTAAACACAGGGCCGCTAACTAAAGCCGCCGAGGGTGTAACCAATGGAAAGTACCGAAGTAGTAGATGATTTTGATTCAGCGTTTGATGAGTTCACTGAAAGCGCAGAATTAACACCAGAAGACAACGAAGCTGTTGTAGCCGAAGAGGTTACAGCAGAGTCGGTAGAAGAAGCGCCAGTTGTAGATGACATCTGGGCCGAAGCCGACGAAGGACTAAAGAGCGAGTATGACAAGCTCCGAGAGAACAATGACAAGCTGTCCCACCAAGCGAAGAGTAACGCGG